CAAACCTACAAGCACGTCCACGGTTACTCCCTGACCCACGTATATTCTGTGGGCAATCCATACAACGGGCGGCTTGCTTGTTCTCTTCAAGTACATCTATAGAAGGTCTTTGCGTATCTGCTGACCAACACGTTGGTGCCACTGACCTGTTAGGGTCGTAAGCATTCTCAAAATATGATCGTGATACAGGTGCCGCATTAACAATTATGATGTCCTTAAAGTCTTCTTCTATAATAGCTGTTTCTTTCCCAACCACAATAGAAAACTTACTACCGTACAAACTAATTCGACGCACACTAGATATCCTCGTCGAATAACGCTTCCATTTCTTTGGCAGTTACTAAGGATTCCTTTCTCTCCATGTGACTTGCTACCATCTCCTCGGCTTGTTTTTGTACGCCTAGATGAGAAGTCTTGCTAGTTTTCAACCCGTCCTCTGTAGGATCAGCCTTAGATCCATTAGCCAGTAACGAGTCAGTCACGTCTGAAATCCTAAACCTGTAAGTACTGCCTACTTTGATATAAGAATCAGGGGTTATGTTTTTTCTGCGTACCCACGCACGTATAGTTGATACCGATACCGCAAAGTGGTCGGCTATCTCCTCTATAGGTACAAACGTTTCTTTCTTTTTCATTATTTTTTCCTTACCGCAACTGCGTATTCTGAATCTACGTTAAGACCTTTAGGTACAAGGTCGGGGTTGTCTTCTAAAAACTGCCGAACATTACCTTGGTTAAGACGTTTATCAAAGAACTCTGGTACCTCGTTCTCCATAACAAATTTGTACATAGACTCCCAATCGCTAGTCCAATACCTAGTCTTAACTGATCTGTAAAATAAACCTGCTGATGTCTTAACACTCTCTACACCTTGATCCTCGCAGTATTTGAGCAGTGCGCCTTTTATTGTCTCAAGACTATTCGCAAGCTTAGAGTCCTTATCTTTGAACTCTGCTGACAGTTCAGCTCTCTTTACCTTTATCTTCAAGTAAGTCTCGGTCAGTTTCTCAGGGGTTACATTGCTACTCATACTTCCTCCAATCGTTGACGAGATGTACACTTTAGTGACTATTTGTACGCTAGTCAAGTATTTCTTTGTAAAGGTCAATCATTTTTGTGTGTACGTCTATTCTACTATCTAACAGTGTGTAAACACGTTTCTCTACGCTAGATCCTTGTAGCTGAACAACTGTACATTTATGATCTTGTCCTGACCTATGCACACGAGCGTTAGCTTGTAGATAAGTTTCTAGTGAGCTTGTCGGCCCCCACCATACTACGGTGTTTGCCGCTGTTAACGTAACACCGTGAGCCGCAGACTGAGGTTGAATAACTAGTACCCTTGGATCATCTTGCTCTTGGAATTGTTTAAATATCCTAGTTCGGTTAGGGGCGCTTACATCCCCACGTATTATTTCCGTAGGTATATTATCCTCTCGTAGCTTATTAGTAAGTATGTCTATTACATGCTTAAAGGGAACAAACACTAATACTTTCTTACTAGACTCATCTATGACTTCTCTTAACACTTTATAGCGGTGTCTTATATCAAACTCTAGTGCTCCTCCATCGTCTGTGTAGACTGCCCCTGCGGATATTTGTAGCAGTTTGTTCATGCTCACTGCCGCATTGACAGCGGTTATCTGCTCACCTGATGCCTGCATTACCATCCTGTCTTTTAACTCTTTGTAATACTTCTTCTGTTGACGTGTTAACTCAACCTCTCTCTTAACATATATCATTGGTGGTAAATCAAGGCACTCTTCTTTAGTAAATCGGATAGCAGGTTGTAACGCGTTATACACTGTCTCTGTAGCTGTCTCTTGAGCCACCCATTTAAAGTTAGTTACCTTACGCATTACTTGGTCGCGGAAAGAACCAAAGAACTTAGGTACGCTATTGGGGTTTATTAACTTGGCTAAACCGTACGCATCCAAAGGGCTTTGTGCCGCAGGGGTACCTGTCATCATCCATAACCAAGTGTTAGGTTTGATTAACCTGTTTAGAGTCTTCCATCTAGCAGTCTGAGGATTCTTATAATGAGTAGCTTCATCTATGATTATTAGATCAAAGCCTCCATTAGCGATTGTGTCTTCGACGATAGCTAGCCCATCGTAATTTATTACTACGTAGTCAGCACCGTTGTTAATAATTTTCTTACGTTTCTCTGCCGCACCGTAGGCTACATCAACTGTCCTGTGCATAGCGAACTTAAACAAATCATCACGCCATGCGGAATCCATAATAGATAGTGGGCATATGACTAGCACGCGGTTGATACTACCAATGTTTAGTAGGTAATCAGATGCCCATATAGCGGATGCTGTCTTACCTGTACCTTGCTCATTAAAGCAAAACGACTTACGGTTAAGTGTTAAAAAGGCAGAGGTAGTTTTCTGGTGGTCGAATGGTGCGTACTGCCCAGTCCATTCATACTTACCTTCTATAGGAGAAGGTACCTTTATATTTAAGTTACGGAGTACATGAGCCTCTTCTATACCCCAGTTAACTAACACTTGGTTATCTGCTAACTCTTTACTCTTTGGTATTACCGTAGTCACTTGACTAGGGTTGCGAAGGCGTAACAACAACGCCCTGTTGTCTACTATCTGCATATTTTCATTGTCCTGTTAACTTGTTACGTGGTTGGTATCTACATAAAAGTGTAAAAAGTTTACAATAATGCTCATAATTAGCGCATTAGCGCATTTAAAATAAGCCCTGCTTCGTCCACAGATAGGGCCAAGTCTGCCTTGTTATATATTTTGGACTTCCTAAATTTTATACGTTAAAGGGGGATCGCCTCGGAGGGCAACGTACTTTATTTTATGACGCATCTAGGCAACGTCTCATACACTATCATTTTTTCTTTTTGTAGTTCCTACTACGGTTAGCGGATTTACTCTCCACACGCACGCCATCCTTATTACTACCACCCTTGCTCAATGCTTTGTTATGGCTAACGTCTTTACCTTCTCGCTTGTCAGCCCTACCATCTTTGTTAGCATCTACACTGTTTCTGTCCATAGCTCGTCTAGCGCGTTGTCGTTCCATTCGGGCTTCATGTGCCGCGCTACCGACAGGGGGATTAGTTTGTTTCTTTCGGTCTGCTTTATTTTTATATGGCATTAGAGTTCCTCGCTTGACGCTAACTTGTTAGTTATTTCGTGTATGTTAGAATTTGTAATTTTTTTAATACCTTCCACAGTACTGTTTCTTTGCATTCCACGTAGGGCAATTCGTAAGTATCGCATGTACCCTAATAAGTTACGTAGTTCTATACACTTATCATGCCCACCTTCATCTCCAATCTTCGCGCAATAGACTCTCAAAGCACGTAAATTTTTATTTCTAGTTATATTTTTTGTGGTGTACGTGTTGTTTAACTCTTCCTTTAACTTATATATACGAAGTTTTACTACCCTTACCACTTCTAGCATTTCTACTATGTTTTTAGGTAGGGCAGTAACTTCTTCGGGAGGTTGAGAAGTAACTACTCTAGCTAACTTGTTAATGGGTTCTCTAGCTAATAACTCATCTAGGTTCATTAGTTTCTCCCATTGTAAACACATTCTGTTACTACGCAGTGACGTTTGCATAGTCCACTTTGATTAGCATTCCACACATCTTTTATGTAGGCTTGCTCCATACGATTGTAATCGGCAAGCCACTTAGCCCACAGGCTCGGTGCTACTGTATAGTCATACTGTTCTTTCACTAACTCGTTACATACAACAAACAATAATCCACCACGTACCGTTTCTATACTGGGGTAATACTTAAATAGTGCTAGAGCCATAAGTTCTAACTGACCCCTATCTGCATACCTAGCGTTCTTACTTGTCTTATAATCTATAACCCATGCTACCTTAGATTCCCTATCAAGGATGACTAAATCTGCTATGCCTCTCCACCATACCTTATGAGAGAAAAAGTCGCAGGGTTCTAGGTTCTCAGTAAGGCCCATCTTCATCTCACATATCTTCTCCCCCTTCTTATCTATGAGAGAGTCTAGCACTGCCTTACCATACATAAACTTCTCGGGTAGTGGAGTATTATCCCTAACGTATTCCTCTGCCGCTAAGTGAAACGCTGTACCGTAGTACATTGCATCTGTCTCAGGTTCCTTGTAGTCCTTAACTATTTTAAGGTGGTTAAACTTCTTAGGGCACTGCTCAAATGATTTGATTTTTGAGAACGACCAAGGTTTTATACTCACTTATTCTGATCCTTTTCTATTGCTTCAGCCGCTTCGTATAGTCCTTCTATAAGAGTATGTAACATCTCCACATCAAGTACAATTTGTCTCTTATGCGAAGTAGTGCCTTCAACATCTATTTGTCGTACAAATACGAGAATACCTTGTTCATGGTCTTCCCCCACGATTATTTGCATGTGGGGGCCATTGGTCTCAACGTCCTTAGTCTTCTTCCAACTCTTATGCTTGTTCATATCTATAACATTACTCATCAGGTTCACAATCTCCGTAGGCTTTGGCTATACCAGACTCGCAGTCTAGAGGTAAACCTTCCGCCCATTCAGGTGTATTACGCATACACGCTTCTATGTATGCCTGTGCTTCTTTAGCTTCATCTATCGGTACGCAACATATTACGGAATCGTGTACTGTAAGCACTGCTCGGTACTTCTTGGTTATATTTATCAACTGATCCCCAATTATACATCTTGCGTATGCTTGGCATATGTTCTCTACCACCTTACCACCGTATATTCTGGTTCGGCCATTCCTAGTCTTATAATCAAACTCAATACCTTTAGTGCCTTGTGTCCACGATAGATCGTCATAACGCATGTTGAGTCCAGAGGGTAGTATTGTCCATGCGTTACCACTATCCGACCCATACTTAACTATACCTCTTGGGCCAAACGTACCGTAGTTACCACGGGACATATCAACTAGCATTGCCTGACATGTTCTCCATAGCTTATCTATATTAGCGTTGGCCTCGCGATATATCTTTACAACCCGACGGCCTTCTAGCAGTGGCATGTCTACTCCAAACGTCTTTAGCTGTTCTACGAATCTTTCTGCCCCCATACCATACCCACACCCTAGGATAGTAGTCTTACCTACGAACCGTTGTTCTTTAGTTACTTGCTCTTCGGGTATGTTATATATGACAGCCGCCATTTTTATATACACGTCTTCCTTGTTAGCGAAGGCCGAAACCAGTCCCCCCTCTTCTGCCAACCATGCCAACACTCGCGCTTCAATCTGTGAGGAATCACAATCAATCAGTGTGTAACCTTCGGGCGCAATGATACTCTTCTTTAACTTCTTACCATGTTGTCCACGACTAGGTAGGTTCTGCATGTTTATCTTATCATCCCCTCCCCATCTGCCAGTGTGCGCGGCATAGTACCTAATAGGTATGGGCATTAGTCCACGCTTGGCTATACCTATAAACCTTTCAGTACGCGTCTCCTCTAAGGTACTCTTTGTACCTAAACGTGTTGACACTAACGTCTGTACTCGGGGGTCTGGGTGGTTAAGTAAAGCTTTGAACCCTTCGTCAGACTTAGCGAAGGCGAGTGTTTTCTTACCTGTGGTAAGGCTTATCTTCATTGGGGGTACAACGCCTAACCCTTTAAGCAACTCAGCAAACTTAGGATTACTCATTAGTTCTTTCTTCGTTACACCAGAAGCTGTTATGAGGTCTTCTTTAACTTTCTTAGTTGTTTCAAGGTGTAGGTGTAGCATAGGTAGGTCTAGGTCTAACATAGGCTCAGTGAACATACGCAGGGTGCGATCTATTATGCGTAGTTCCTGTTTCGGGAAGTCCTTACCCATAATAGAGAATAACTTATACGTTAACTCAACGTCATTAACGCAGTAGTCTCCGTACTTATCTAATTCTGACTCGGTGAAGTCTCCAAGCCTCTTACCCATAGCGTCTACTACTTCTGTACCCTTCTCTCCTATCTTGTACCGTTGTGCTAGTACCGCAAGTGAACCACCCACTTCCACACCATGTAGGGCACGAGCAATACACAGAGTATCGGTAAGTATACGAGGATGAACATCAAATACCCAAGAAAGAATAGCACCGTCAAACAGAGTATTGTGAGCCAAAAGTACAGAATTAGCCCAGTCGAAAGTATTAAGGTAATCTTTGAGTTCTTCATGTGTACCGCTAGCCCATTCGGTGTTTCCATTGTTTACCTTAACACTTACACCGATCACCTCAAAGCGAGGGTCACGGATGTAAGATTCGGTTGTCATCTTGCGTAATGAATAGTCTTTGTCATAATACGTTTCAAAGTCTACGGTTATTAAATCCATTAGCTACCCATACCAAAGTCCAACGCCGCACAAAACGCTTTTACCTCCTCATAAGCTACACCTGTGTCTTCGGAGGTGTATTTTATTGTGTTATACCCATTTGCAGGGTCAGTAAAGTACTCTATTAGTATTCCCAAGTTCTCAGAACCAATTTCTACATCGTTCAATACATTCATAGCCTCTATCCTCTCCTCGTGTTTAATATCTTCCACATTCCTCGGCCCCCGATCATCCACTTCCTCGTATAGTTCTCTACCTGTATCCAATACCCATCCGCTACCTGTAAGTCCATACTTTATGCGAAATACTCGCCCGTATTGGGATAGTCCTATTAACTGACCGCCCCTTGGATCAACAATAATCTGTATTATCAGTTCTTTTCCTTTTCCATTATTCTTCATTTTTAACTTCCTCTATTAACTTGTTAAGGTACCACTGCGCTTTCTTCAAGTCCTCTAACGACTTATCCTTACGCTCGTATCTCCAAAGGTACTTCAGTGCCGCACCTTTGCAGTAACCCTTGAATGCTTCTGCACTCATGGATGCTTCTATACCGTCAATGCATTCGATGCTACCTGACGTGTAGTGGTTT